AAGGATCAACATCAACTTTGGATGGTCAAGGTTCAAACCAGCAACAAACAACGATGCTGCGGCAATGGAATCACCAAGCACTCGGAATCGTTTCGGTGTAGGTTCAAAATAACCTTTTATCCTTGTCCTCTTTTTGGTTTCCACGCTGATATTATTTGCCTTTGCCATCAATCGCATCAATTTTCTTTGCGTAGTAACGAATCGCAAATAAACCCGAAACAATACCAACAATAGCCAAGACAAGTGCAAACAAAGGTTGCCAAGTATTCGCAAAATGAAGGACTGCCGAACTACCGGAGATAGCCGTTGCAATGGCTGCCGTTGTATCATTGTCAAAGTTTTTCATTATTCTTCAGAAGGTGTATATTCAATGCGTTGAAGTTGGTCAAGTTGGTCGTGAATTTCCGCAAAATTAGAATCGTTCAAAACCTCTAATCCTACTATCCACCTATCGCTACCATCTTTGACAAATAACAACTCACTTGAATTGTGCATATAGCCATTTAAGGCGTTGTATTGTTCTGCGTTGGGGTGTAGTACAATTATCATATTGCTGACTTATAAGTGTTGTAAGCGTTCACAAAAGCGGTATTTTCAGCAACCAATGAAGCACCCATAGCATAAGCGGAAGCGGTATGTGATCCAAAACTCGTTCCCGACCTTAATACAAATTGATTGGAATTTAATACACTCACTGATGTTTGAACACCCGTTGTGCCTGAAGTACCATTAAATAAATCTACGCTTGTCAATGATGTTCTATGTATTGATTTAGGGTTAACGACTGCGGTGTAATCAAATGAAACAGACAAATTACCACTACCAGAATTTATTCTTTGGGTTGCAAGTAAAGACCTTACGATTGAATTAACGGCTGTTGTTGTAGTTCCATCAATTCTGCCCGTACTAACAAAAGCGTGGGGAAAAAAGTATCTTGAAGCGTCATTCAATGTATAATTTACACCACTCGTTGACGGGTTAAAATTACTATCAACATATGAACTTGTGCCATTACCCGTAAAACCTTCATTTGTAGTAAAAGTAGGACTATTTACTGCGGTATATTGGCTTAACCTTTTCCAATCTATCAACGCAAAATCTATATTTCCATTGGTAGCAAAAACCGCCAAAGTATCTAATTTATTCCAAACACCTCCCGCCTTCAAATCTACAACCAACTGATTTTGCAAAGTTTGTTGCCCCGCACTTGGTAGCGTATAACCTTGCGTAGTAGCGTAATTTAACACGGCTTGATAATCCGCATCAAACGAACCACCTTGAAACAAGCCAAGACCAAGACCAATACCTATGCGTGGCATATTAATAACCGATTACGCTACCTGAAGAGATTACAAATCCCGTAATGGTTGAAGCGTTACCTGCTGGAAGGTATGCACCTTGTTTGAATGTCACCGCACTCATTCCACGAGTAGTTAGAACATTTGTTCCGTCTACTGAAAACGAAGTGAAAACGGTATCTTCTTGAACAACCAAAGCATTGTGGTTTGTTAATGTTTGTGTGCCTGATCCGTAGCGAATGAAGGCTGCACCTCCAGCGATGATGTCTGTTGAACTGCTCATATTGTGTGTATTTTTTCGGTTAAGTTTGGTGTGTATTGTGTTACGCTTGATGTGGTTTCAACTTTTAAGATTCCGATTTCACAAAGTGTTCCACCGCTTGTGCTTACACTATACTCGTGTTCGCCTTCCAAGAGTGTTCCGGTTGTGCCTTCAATGAATTGGAATTTGTTGTATCTCTCCGTTTGTGTGCTGACATCGGTCAATGTAGTTGTCACAACCGTTTCCGTTTGTCGGTGAGTGAAGGTAAATACATACGATGCTGCACTCGCTTTCTCCGTCAAAGTCAAGTACCAAAATTTCGTTTGCAGTTTATTAATTACCAACATCTATACAAAATAGCGAGTTCAGTTTTATGTAACAAAAAAGGGTGAGCAAATGCCCACCCCCTTTCTCTATGAATCAAGCTTACTTAAATTCCTAATGTAGTTACCACCGAACCTTGCAAGATGAAAGGTGCTTCGGCTTCGATTGCAGATAGAGTCACCTCATATCCAGTAGAGTCACCCATTGCAGTTCCCGTGTTGCTGACCATTGCAGTCACATCACAACCCAAGTCCCTACCAGCCAACCAATACTCATCGTTGTTCGTTTTCACGATTGCATAGCAACGACCTTGTGCAAGAAGTTTCATCTCGTTGCGTTTGGTTGTTGACAATCTGCGAAGTTTGAACGCAATGTCGGCTTGGTTGAAAGATGTGCCATTTTCTACACTCACATTCGTGGTGTTTGTCAATGATCCAGTTGCTTTCGGTAGCTCGTAAGTGTACACATCACCGCTTACAACAGTTGTTGCGGTAACTACACCACTAACAACGGTAAACTTTGAAGCAGTCCAACTGATAAGGTGGATGCTTTTAATACCACCGATTGCTTCTTTGCAATCCAAAGTAAATCCTGATGTTAATAAACAAGGCATCCTATCTCAGATTAAAGGGTGAAAAATACAACTTCAGATGGGAATGCAACCTGCACTCCATAAGCGAAAGTTAAACGGAATCTTACTTCGTCTGAGTCCTCAGAATACCACAATTTTACGATTTCCTCTTCGTTTGCAAGGTCAGTTCCTAAGAAGAAGTTAGACAATGAACCAGCAACCAATTTGTTAGTTCCGTTCAAACCACCAACGGCGATCAACTTCATATTGGTACCAGGATAAACCATTTCCATTTCAGTTGCAGCATCAGCCACATAGTGAAACAAATTAGCGTTCTTCAAGTTTACCAACATCAACTTGTAAGCGTCAACACCCAAGAAACAAACTAAGTCAGTTTTGGTTGCAACGGCAGCAGGGATGTTTGCATAGATTTGATCCAAGATGTCATCGATGTTCGCAGCAGTCACGGTTGTGAAAGTTGTTGGGGCAGCATTCGCCAATGTTGGAGATGCAGCAGCGATAATCTTGTTCAAACCATCAAAGCGGTTCAAGTTAGGGTTACCACTTGCAGAATCACCCTGCCAAATAGCAGTTTCCAAAGTTTGTGCAATCACGGCTGCCTTCTCATTTCCAATCTGCTCCTCGAAAGGAATCATTGTTGGTGATCCGGGCATAATTTGTGTTTGCATCCACTTTGCTTCCAAAGTTTTAGGACATAAAGTTTCTTCAACTTTCACCGCACCAACGGTGATGTTTCTTTGTGTGAAAGTGGTTGTTCCGCTTGGGTTGTATCCGCAGCCATCAGCTTGAAAGAATACAGTTGAAGCAAGAATGTTCAAGGCAGCAGATGATTTGACACCTACCTGCACTTGGTTAGCAGCGTACATCGCAGCAGCGGTCTTTCCGCTGAACAATGCCTTAACGAGTAAATCGGTTGATTGCTCGTTGTTGTAATTCGTGAGTGATCCGACTGAAAATGCCATAGTTGTAGTTTATTTATTTAGTGAGTTTTTTAATCTTTTCAATGCTTCAAACTGGTCATTCTTTTTGTTTGAAACGGGAGTTTTTGTGGGTGCTTCTGAAGGCAAGTCAGCAACTTTCTCAATCAAGTCGATTGCTTTGCTCATTGCTTCTTTGTGTGTGTTGTTTGATGCAGTCAATGTTGCGACCTTAGCAGTCAATTCAGCGATTGCAGTTTCCATCTTTGCAACTACTTCGTTGAATGCACTTACGGTTGCGAACTCTTCGGCTTCAACTTCGACTTCAACTTCAGGTTCAACAATCTCAGTAACCATTCCACCAACGGTTGTCACCAACAATCCACCTTCAACCTCGTGAGTTGCATCAGGTGCTGGAATGTCACCTTCAGCAGTTTGAACGAAGATGGCAGTTCCGATTGCCAATTCGCCTTCGTAAGTAATTACAGTTCCATCAGTCAATGTGGCGTTTGCCATATCGACTTTGATTTCTTCGTCACGGAATCCAAGCATTGTGCGGATTTCCTTCAATGTTTCTTTTGCGTTCATTTGTTATATAATTAGGTTTTTGTTTTGAGTGTTGCAATTTTATTTGCCATTCCATTGGCTAAGGATTGATTTCATTTGCTCAAGGAGTTGTTCATCAGCATCAACGGGAAAGTCAAAAACACCCTCCACCGAGAATCCTTTGAACTCGCCTGACTTGACTTTTGCCCACACTTCTTCGTTGTCAATCAAGTATGAAACAAACCAAGAACCATCGGCAACCTCTTCAAATCCCTTTGGTGGCATCACGCCCCGTTCACGATCAATGATGTATGATTCAAACAAGCTCACGCCATCAGCGATTGGTGTGTTGTGGTGTGTGTTCACCGCATCGTATTTGTTGCCTCTTGCCCACTTCTTCGCAATCTTGAAGATGCTTTCCTTGTCGAATACCACATAGTATTCTCCACGCACATCATCTCTGCGATAGATGGGTAAATCAGCAACCATCGCTGCTCCAGTAACGATTCGTTTCTCCTCGTCTTGAATGGCGAATTTACTCGCTGACAATTTGCGTTCAGTCCAACTCAACATCTCTTCACCACCCCACAACAAATAAGAGATAGTCCCACAAGCGGTGTCATCGTCAGGGTTGTAGTATTCCTTTGCTCGTGATAGGTATGAATAAATCCTTTGAACCGTTTGATCGCTGATTGGTTCACCTTGTGCCAATTGTTGACCTCTCACCTTGCCGACTTGAGTTGCACACTTGTTGCCGTTCTCCTCGTTCAAGCGGATGCCTCTTTCGGCATTTGCTTTCGCACTTTCAGGGTAATCCGTATAACTTGCAAACCCTAATGCTTTAGGATGCTTGTTTGGTAGTAAGTCATAATCGGTGTCATATTTCGGATTCTCCGGTCTGCCGTTCTTCAGCAAGTACAAGAATGCGTTCACTCTTGCGTATGCCCATTGCTCCGCAGATTTGACCTTTGGTGAATGACTGGTGTTGAATGCTCCCAATCCTCTCTGAAATACTGACTTCAATGCTCCGAGAGTTGCCTTGCCATTTTTGATGTTTGCTTCCCGGTCATTGAACTCATCAACTTTATTTTGCAATGTTTTCTCTTGCTCCGCAGTCACCTTTGCTCCACGCTTTCCACTCGCATCTCCTTCGGCAGTTCCTTCGCCTTTTGGATTCTTGTTTGGGGTATCGCTTTTTGGTGCTTTGTCCGATGGATTGATTCCACCTCTTTCGCCAACTTCCGCAAATTCTTGCAAATATGATTTAATTGTTGCGATGTGTTCACCCATATATTCGACATCGTGTTCCATACCAATCAACTCGTCAATCTCCTTCATCAGGTCGGTGAAGTCATCAAGTAAAACAAACG